AGTTGACGCTATTTTAGAAAAAAATAAAAAATACATAATTTTCATTAGTGGACTTTTATGGTGGGATGAATTTAATACTATTATAGAAGCTCTAAAAACAAATTTAAAATTTGATGTAATTTATGTAAATCAGTTAATACCAGATAATAAATTAATTACATCAACTGAACATATTAATTTTCCTGTTGTTAATGAGATTATAAAAGAAAAATTAAACAAGGATAAAGAAGATAAATCTTATAAAGGATATATTATAGTTTCATATTCGTTTCCTCCTGAACGATTAGATATATTTTCAGATATACATATATCAGTTCAACCAAATTCTTTACTTCAGACATCATTAATAATAGATCTGATAAAAAAGAAAAATATTCCAAGAATGGAAGTAGATATGCATATAGCATATTTATCAAAAAGTTGGAAAACAAATAAAATTAATAAAACAATAATTATACAACCAGATTATATAGAAAATATAAATAAATATTATACATATATATTTGATGCAATTGTTGAAAATATTAATAAAAAATTATATGGTGAGAAAGCAGAAAATATGAAAGTAGATGAACTATTAGATGTTTCAAATGAGAAAAAATATCCATTACCACCTGAAAATGTAAAAACAACAAATATTTCAGATCCAACCAAATTATCGAACCATATTAAAGGTGTTATCAATAACGGTAATGAGCTCTCAAATTTTATAACAGATTTAGATAATGCTACAATTCAAAAAATAGATTCAGATGATGCAAATAATGATTCAGAATTTGTGGATGATTTAAATAAATCTAATTTGGTATATGATGATACACTAAATATTTTGAAAAAAGTATCAGATAGAGATGATATATCAAAACAAAGTGTGTCGGACGAATTAGAAGATGATGTAATAGTCAAGACTGGTGGATACAAGAGGACGACACCATATTATATAGGTAGAAGGAAAATAAAAAAAATTGATAAATTAATAAATTAATATAATTTAAATATAACAAAGATTATATATATATATAATGAGTTTATCGAAGAAAACCAATAAAAAGGAAAAAGAATATGATGTTGATATTTCAATTAAATTGTTAGAAGAGTCTGATGAAAAAGATGGATATGAGACGAGTTATGTTAAATTAAATTTTGTAGGGAAGACGATAAACACAGTAATAATGAATACATTAAGGCGTGTAATATTATCGTTGATACCGACATATGCATTTAATTCGGACAACATAATTATAAGTAATAATACGAGTATATTTAACAATGATTACATGAGATTGAGACTGAGTAATTTACCGATATATTTGACGAAAGATTTGAATAATAAATATAGAAAGAAAAAGAACATAGAAAATTTGAATGTAATAAATGGGATAAATACATTGGATGATTCGAAAGATTTAGAATACAGAGCCAATCTTGGTTCAGCAGAAGTAGATTTAACAGCGGATAGTTATAAAACACAAGATATTACAAATAATTTAACAATATCAGTAAATGTGAAAAATACATCGGACAATGATGTAATGAATGTAATGAGTAATACATTAGGTGTAAAATATTATTATGGTAAGGAACAGATATCACATATATATACGAATCCGTTATTGATAATTCAATTGAAACCTCAACAGGAATTTACATGTACGATGACGAGTAATTTAAATATTGCGATGTATCATGCGACATATAGTCCATGTTCGATGTGTTATTATGACGAGAGAGATGAAGAAGGGAATAACATAGATTTTTCGGTATTATCGAGGAGACAGATATCAGAGAAAGACATAATACTTCGTGCTTGTAGTATAATAGAGAGAAAAGTTAGAAACACAGGTGATATGTTTATAAACAGTATTGAGAAATACAATGCAGACTCATACAAAGCCAATAAAATGAATGAAGAGGATATTTCAACATCACATTTAAGGGCTGGAACGATTGTGATACCGGGAGAGCAGCACACGATAGGTAATTTGATATCAAGATATTTGCAGGAACACAATGACATAAGTTTTGCGGGATACAAGGTGGGTCATCCAAATGTGAGACAAGTAGAAATAAAATACATCTGTCAAACGAATATATTATCGGTGATAGACGATATAACAGAAAGAATACTAAAAATATTTGGAACGATAAAGGAACAAATAGAAAAGATGCCTGATTTTGGGTATAAATATATTTAATAAATAATATTTATTATAAATATAATATTTTTTTATTTCTATTTAGTATAATATGACTGAAACAAATAATAGAACAGAAGCGAAATTACAAAATTATATTGATAACACACCGAATTTAAAACCATTAGTACCAAACAATATAATAGATAGTAATTCATTACAGAATTGGGATCCGAATTCAAATTTTGTAAATCTTCATAAAAAGAATTCATCAGAAGTATTGGCAATAGATCGTTCAATAAGTAATGTGCCACGAAAACAAGATTATTCATCAATACTACTGAATCGACAATTTTCTCCACCAATTTTCAATACAGCGACAGATATTGAGTCAGATTTAATTAAACCAACAGATTGTACTGTATCACAACGAATAAATTACAAGATAGACAATGTATCAGGATTATCAAAAGACAGTTACAGTATGTTAAACAATAGTGGTGATGAGGATAAGATATCATTAAAGAATGTATATGATTTATTGATATCAGAAGAAGAACATTTAAAATTATCAGGAATGTTTAAACAGAGTTGTGGTCAAAAGAAGAAGACATTAGATTATTCGGATTATCAGACACCACCTAGAAAGAGTGAGGGATTTGGATTTGGAAATCCGAGTGACTATCATAAGACATATGTTGGAGAAGACACTCGTTCATACATAGAACAGAATGTGAGGGAGAAGGATGTATCAAATCATACAATCACACCACCAGAAACACTAAGAATAAATTATTCTAATTTGCCATATGAGTCAGAGACAAGACTGGGTGTCACAACAAGGACATATAAGAAAATGATAACAAATTTTCAATGAAAAGTAATTATAAATAATTTTAAATATTTTAAATTATATATAAATTTAAAATATTTTATATTAATATAATAATAATATGTCAGGTATTCAAGCAAATTTAAAATATGACGAGTGTGCCACAATTCAAGCAGTCAATCAAAGCACTAAACAATTTAGAAATTATGATTTTTTATTAGAAGCACATGAGAACACATTAAAGAATAATATAGTTGCTACATGTGATGGTAAATTTGCACATGTGGAATGTAAATCGTGTAATTTAAACAATGGTTCAATGACAAATACACGAGATAACATAGTATATCGTACTGATTTAGAGAGTGATTTATATGGTTTAACAAGATTGAATACATATTGTGATACACAGAAGTTTATTCCTTGTTATGCTCAAAACTGTGACAAGAAATGTGCAGAGAGAGGAGGAGCTTCAAACACTAATTGCGATAAAATCAAAGCTGTAAGTGAACCATTATTGTGTGATAGAATGGTAGTTCCAACAAATATGAAACCATATGTTGGTCCATTTACTTACAATTAAAAAAAATTAAATTTAATTAATAATATATTTTTTTTATAATATTATACAAAAAAAATATATATTATATAATTATATAATAAATGAGTGGTATTTTTAGTAGAAGTCTATATGATGAATGCAATAATAAAGAAACTGTTAATATCTCAACCGGTCCTGGTGTTTGGACTAATAGAACCATCCAAAAAAATCCTGATGCTTGTATTTCTAGAAATGGTCCAAGAAATACTCGTCTTATGAATAGTTCTGAATTAAGTGTTTCATACAATAATGCTATTGATGTTGAAAGTTCATTGTTTGGTCTTGATGTTCCATTAAGCAGATGTATGACTCAACGAACATTGATTGAACGAGATCAAAAATTAAATAATTTATATAATAGTATGAATAATGTTAAGGAGGCTGAATTTTGTAGTAATTTTCTTGAATTAAATCATACAAGATTGGATGAGCCTCTACATATCGCAGAAATTCCATATCCAACATTAGGTTATCCAATAATTGATCCTAGATCATTTGTATATTATGGAAGTGATGGATTTCGTACAGTTGGTAATTTGAGAGAGGGATTATTAACAAGATATGATACAAAGATGAGTTTAGAAAAAGTGAATGCATTGGCTCGTGAGAAAGCTAATACTTATGGAAGTATAACTGCTGAGAATGCATAAAAAAGATTTAATTAAAAAAATTTATAGTTTAATTATTTAATTATAAAAATGGTTCATCATATTAATATTTTTTTTAATATTTAATATATGTATATATATTAAATATGAGCAACATATATAATTCTACACTTGGATCTACAATTTATGATAATAACTATACAAATCATGTTAATGATCTAAAAGATAAATACTATAAAGAACAAAAATCAAAAGCCATTAATCCAATACAAAATAATATTATTACACCATATTCTCGTACTCTATTTTCTGAACAAATCATGGGTCCTGTCGTTCAAGACATTAAATATGATGTTGATCGATTTGATTCACAATTTGAATTGGCTAAATTTGATAAAAGAGATGTTCCTAAATCATATAACGAGGAAATAGCAAACGATAGATCAAACAGAAATTCATATGGTAGTTCAAAAAATAACATTAATCCATTAACAGATAGCCAATGGACTGAATTTAAGAGTGATAGTACAGATATGACATATGGTGTAGTTGATAAGAAAGATTTTTTATTTGAGACAATGGTACCTTTTACAGCAAGACGAGAAACGATTATTTCAAATTTAGATAACTCAAATAGTTCTCTCTATCTTAGTAATTTTACTGGGGTAGGTTTGAAACCAAAAAAACATGAAGTTGAAGCATTTTTTGAACCTAAAGATTCAAAAAAAGAAACATTATTTATTAATTATAATAGTGATGATATGAGAGCTAGATATATGTCGGCTAATAGTATTAAACAAAACGGTCAAAGACCATTTGAACCGGAACAAGTAGGACCGGGTCTTGGTTTAGATAAATCGATACAAAATTTAGGTGGTCTCCGTGACGACACAAGAATTTTATATAAAACTTCAAATGAACTTAGAAATAAATTAAATCCTCAAATTAGTTATACAGCACCTGTTAAACCGGGACGACTGGGTGATGCTGGAACAACTGCTCAAGCATATGGTGATGTTAATAAATATCGTCCTGAAAAATTTACAGAATGGTCACAAGATACAATTTGGGCTGGTCGTGCAGCGTCTAATTCACAACAAGCTCCATTACCACATATTTTAAAAGATACAACTCGTATTAAATCGATGGAATTATATGGTCCTTCAAATTTTGGTGTTTCACAATTTTCGAGTAATGCATATGGTGAATTTAATGATCCATTTAGAATGGAATTAGGTGAAGTTCCAATTGTATCTTCAGGTAGTGCTATAAAGAGTGTAGCTCAGGGTAAAGACAGTTATCAAATGCCAGAATTACAGAGAGACACAACAAATGTTCAATTAAATACATTTGCCAATCCTGTTCAGAGAGATGTTATAACTAAGTTTGGAGATTTAGCAAAAGGTACAGTGAGACAAGAAACAAATAAACCGTATAATACTTTTGCTAATCCAATTCAACAATCAGTAACTTCAACCTATACTGACATGGCTAAAGGAACAATTCGACAAGACACAAGCCAACAACTCAATACTTTCGCAAGTCCAGCTCAACAATCAGTAACATCAACTTATACTGATTTAGCTAAAGCCACTGTAAGACAAGACACTAGTCAACAATTAAATACCTTCACTAGTCCAGCTCAACAATCAACTGTAGTTTCATATTCAGATTTAGCTAAAGGAACACTAAGACAAGAAACAGATAAACCATTTAATACATTTAGTGCTCCGGCACAACAATCTGTCGTCGTATCACTATCAGATTTAGCTAAAGGAACAATCAGACAAGAAACAAATAAACCATTAAATACATTTAGTGCTCCAGCACAACAATCAGGTGTTGTTTCATTTTCAGATTTAGCTAAAGGAACAATTAGACAAGAAACAGATAAACCATTTAATACATTCAGTGCTCCTGCTCAACGATCTAATACTGTCGCTCTATCAGATCAAGCTAAGGCAACAATAAAACAAGATACATTATTGGAAGATTATATATCGTCAGGTGGATCTAATAATTTATTAAAATTAACAACATATTTACAAGATTTAGCAAAAGGAACAATAAAACAGGACACTCTGCTAGAAAATTATATACCAACAGTTGGAAATAGTTCAACATTAAATATTACAACATATTTACAAGATCAAGCAAAAGGTACAACTAAACAAGACACATTGATCGAAAATTATCTACCAACACCTGCACAAAATATTATATCTAATACTGCAACACGATCCAATTATGAAAATATACAATCATCAGATGGTCGTGAAACTATTTCAAAAAGTAGAGTACCAACATGGAAAGGATTTGCTGATACACCATCTATAAATCATATAAATATGCAATTAAAAAATCCAGCAACCCATGAAGCATATTTAAATCCCAATATGTCAAATGAACTAATGAGATCTGATTTCATGCAATCAACAAAGAAAAATGATGTTCAACAAGTAAAAGAAATATTTGATTCAGATTTTATAAATATAATGGGAAATTATATGACACAAAATTCATTAGTCAATAATCTTGTTCACAAAGGTAAATACAGTGCAGAACAAGTAAATACATTCAATTTTAATAAATCATAAAAATAATCATAAAAATATTTATAAACAAAAAATAATAATAACATACTATTATTATTTTATTTCTACTATGATAAACAAATTTAATTTATACTAAAATATTGTCCTTTTCAACTTCTTCAATTTCTTCCATATTAATATTATCTAATTCGGCCAAAATTTCGATCAAATCATTATTATCCAACATATTAATCAGATCTTTTTTAACAATCTGTTCATGATATTTATCCAATATTTTTGTTATATATTCATATGAACTATTTATTTGATTTCGTGTTCTAGCACCAGTTATAATGATGTTACCACTCTGAAATACAAATATTGATACTACTTTATTTGTCGCTTCATTTTCAATTGTATATTTGATATTTACACAAGCATGAATACAAGGCTCATAACGACAATTAATTTTTTGGCTCAATAAAATATTATACAGTGCTTCACGATTAATCAAATATGGTACTCTAAAATTACTATTAATCATATCAATCTTAAAACCATTTACTTTAATCCCATCAACTTTATTGATTTCATCCATAAAAACTTTATCAACTATTTTGTTTGTCTCTTCATCAACAATTGCATACACATTTGATAATTTATTAATAAATCTATTCAATACAATATTACAGTCTTTGATAGATTTACAACCAGTCATTTGAAATGAACCATTTTTAAATATTTTTACATTGATTTTTTTATCTCCATTAACTCTGACTTCCATTGTTAATTGATTTTCAAAACATCTGATATCTTTTTTCTTTCTGCTTTTTAGTTTTTTCTCTAATGAACGAATTTTTCCTCCATATTTTACTGATAATATGCCATCATCTGATAATTTAATGTATTTATCTATGTTTTCTAATATCATCTTACAATTTATTTTTCCAGTCACTGATATCGTTGATATACTCATATTTGATGGTAATTCATCTAATTGTAATACAACATTATCAATATATTGTATCTCATTTTGGACGCTGACATTAAATGTACTTTCATTTAAATTAATATTATTTACAGTAATA